AATTTTGCTACCAACAATTCCTTATCATCAATCACAGCTTTACCAGCTTCAATATCAGGTGGTGGGTTAAATTTAATATCTACACAGACAGCTAGTAGTAGTTCCTCATTATCTTTTACAAGTGGCATAGATTCAACTTACAAAGAATATATTTTTCAGTTTATTAACATACACCCAGCTACTGATAGCCAACATTTACAAGTAAATTTTAGAGATGGAAGTTCAGCATTTGATGCAACAAAAACAACTACTGCTTTTTATGCTTACAATGGCGAAAGTAGTGGAAATGAATTAACTTATTTGACAGGTTTAGACTTAGCACAATCAACAGCATATCAATCAATATGTGGAACAGTAGGTAATCAAAATGACGAAAGTTTTAGTGGCACAATGCACCTTTTTGATCCTAGCAATACAACATTCGTAAAACATTTTATGGTTAGAGGTAATACTTATAGTCAAAATGATTTAAGTGCTGATATGTATTTTGCTGGATATTGCAACGTAACTGCCGCTATTGATGGAATAGACTTTAAGTTTGGAAGTGGCAATATAGATTCAGGGATTATAAAAATGTATGGGGTATCTTAATGGAGTTAGTTAAATACAATAACAATTCAATTTCAAGTGTAACTGCTTTAGATAGTATGGCAAGTGGTTCATTAGTTTTACTTACTACAAACACTATTACATCAGGAGTATCATCATCTTCTTTTACTTCTAATATTAATAGCACTTATGATACTTATATTTTTAAATTTATAAACATTCACCCAGCTAGTGATAGTGTAGAATTTCATTTTAATTTTAGAGATGGTAGTTCAGCTTTTGATGCTACTAAAACAACTACATATTTTTATGCTTATCATAAAGAAGATGGTTCTGATGCTGGTCAAGCATATGTTGGTGGTAGAGATTTAGCACAAAGTACAAGTTATCAACCAATAACGCAAGGTAGCGATAATGATAATGATAGCTCTATATCAGGAGAAGTATTTTTATTTTCCCCATCAAGCACAACTTTTGTAAAACATTTTATAGGTAGAGTAAGTCATATTGAAAGTTCTAGTCCTAATTTTGCTGTACAAGCAAAGTTTGCTGGTTATTGTAATACAACAACAGCTATTGATGGTGTAGATTTTAAATTTTCTAGCGGAAACATAGATAGCGGAATCATCAAGATGTTTGGATTAAGTAAATCATGAGTATAATCAAATTAAATAATAGAGCAGTAAAAGATGCAACAGCAGTAGGTAGCATAACAGGACTTGGTAATTTAGTTTTTATATCAAGATCAACTGCTAGTTCATCATCAAGTGTAAGTATTACATCAGGTATTAATAGCACCTATAAAGAATATATATTTGTTTTTAATAATATTCACCCACAAACAGATGAACAAGCGTTTCAATTTAATTTAAGTTCTGATGGTGGAAGTAATTATAATGTTACAAAAACAACAAGTTTTTTTAGAGCTCAACATTTAGAGGGTGGTAATGCATCAGTTTTTGAATATGTAACAGGTGATGATTTAGCACAATCTACTGCATATCAGAATGTATCAAATCTTTGTGGGAATGATAGCGATCAATGTGTATCAGGATATTTACATCTTTTTGAGCCAAGCAGTACAACTTTTGTGAAACATTTTATCTCAAATGTGAACAGTTGTTTTACAAATAGTGAAGCAACTGTCAATTTATATATGGCAGGTTATGGCAACACAACGTCAGCAATAGATGCAGTAGACTTTAAATTTGCATCAGGAAATTGTGATTCAGGCACGATAGATATGTATGGAGTTTTATAAATAATTATGATACTAACACAAACACAAGGAGAACAATATGCCAAGATATA